AACCCGTCAACTGCCGAACCATCGGGAACAGCGGATTTCAAGGCTTCAAGGGTGGCGTATTCGCCGGCTACCTTAAATGACTTCCCAGGTTCGCCTTGTATACCTGGCTCGCCTTGTTCTCCTTTCAAAAATTCTAAAGGATAATTGACCACAGAAGCTTCACTGTTGCTTCCTGAAGGTTTTAATGCAGGCAATGACGTTACATCATCCGCTTTGTCCGCATTCGGTACTTCATTAACCCCTATGGAGTTAGCCATAAGGCGGGCAACTATTTCCTGATAATCCTGTTCTGTCCAAGCCATAATTATTCCTGTTTATCGGTTGCTTCTTCCGGTTGATTGTTGATAGCACGATTGAGCGCGTCAATAAAGAAGGGTTTGCAAAAAGCATTTGCATGCTCTTGTATCAGGGACACTTCTTCATCACTATACTCTGTCTCTTCATTGGAGTTGTATATCTTCAAAGCGAGTGCATGCGATGCGATACCGTTACCGTTCCGGTATAATACATTCGCAAAATTCTCTCTACAATCTATATTTTCACAATGCTTACGGGTAATGTCCGTAGCAATCAGTAATTGTTTAAAATTTATCTTTTTCATGAGCTTGGGTATGATTTAGTTAATCTTCCATCTTTATAAAAAGAAAGTCCGCTGATGCCAAGAGACACTTGGTATCTTGACCCACTTAAATTTGAAATCATTGACAATGACCCTGCAAAAAGGGTGGTAGACGCAGTTAAGTTGCCATCACTTGCTATATTGTCTAATTTTAATCTTGGGTAAGTAACAGAAGTACCTCCGCCTCCACTATCAAGGAATGAAATTCCACCCACATCATATCCTTTTGAATTATAAAATTTTATGCTGTTTGAATTTGGGTTTATTTCTATTTTTGTACCTGACGAAGCGGTTGATATTTTGCCAACAATGCTAACATTCCCATTTTCGTCTATCACCAAAGAGTTGTTAGGAGTTCTTACATTTTTAAACACCCCGCTGTTTGCATTTATCTCTCCTTCAAAATATCCACCAATAGCCTTTATTGTCCCGTCTGCCTGAATAGACACATTCCCGTTGGCGGATATATCTCCGGTAAAGTATATGTTTTTGGAAACCACGGAAATGTTATCAAGTGCCACATTGATTTCAGAACCTAATCCGTCCTTTTTGACATATAATTTAAGTTCCTCAGTAACTCCATTGATATCCAGTCCCAACTGCGTTACATCTTCCTCTATTTTTGTAACAGACAATTTGAGGTTTTCCGCTGTCTGCTCAATCTGCGAGAACCTTTGATTGTTGCTTTCCGAGAGTTCCTTTACTTCCAACCTGATACTTTCCGCTGTCTGCTCTATTTCGGAACTCAATTTTGTATATAAATCCTCGAATGCGTTTTCGGTAAGAGCCAGCGAATGTATGTATATATCCCCCGTAAACTTCAATTCAAAGTCGCCCGTTCCGTCCCATGTGCCGGAATACTCTTTCATTGCGTATTCCTCACTCGGTTCAAGACGTTCGGTGGAATGCAGGTTCTGACCAGGAAATCCTATTGTCAGCGTTCCGGCTGTAGCTACCTTATACCGGAAAGAGATAAAGAACTTCTTCGGTTCTTCTCCTTCCTCATAGGTAGGCTTATTGGCTAAGTCCGCATTTGACTGTTTAATTCCGGAAGAAAGAATACGAAGCACGTTTCTATCCCCGTCTCTGATGATGGCAGCCATAGCATCCTTACGGGAATAGAACTTGTCGTTAACCAATAAGAACTTTCCGTTTACAGTAAAGAAACGAACATCGTTCTTTGTCTCCCAACCGTTCGTATTGCTTGCAAATGCCGCATTGTACAGGTAATTATCCTCTGCCTGCACCTCGTCAAGCACTTTGGAGATTTCAGAGTAAATCAAATCTTCCAATATCTTGAACTGGGTAAGGATATTCACACCTGTTTTCAGGATAAAGTCACCAGTAACTTTATTTCCATTAGGACTGAAAACTGTCACTTCTTTACCAGCCAAAGAATAAGAATCAATTCCTGCATACTGACGGAAGCTCGGAGTATCATTCCCGTATGCTGCCAATACGATGGCGTTCTGTCTGGTCTTATCCGTCCGGTTACCTAACTGTACAATGTCATCGCCTGCTTGTGGTACGGCAGACCCCGTGTCACAGTCGCTCTTCGAAAGGTCTATGTAATTGTCACCTACGCTTGTCACCAGCCGCCAATAGTAGGTATTAGAGACGTTCTCATGTACGCCTGGCTTGATGTTGAATGTCTGGCTGCGGGCTTGGTCTCCTATTACAAATTCCTGAACAATGGTCTTTTCCCCGTCTGTGTTCTCGAAGTAACAGCGGTAAAAGGTATCGTATTCCTCTACCTTAGAACATGACATGGATGCGGGAGAAAGTATTATCTGACCGCCAACCTGGCGTAATCGCTGTATCAGCAACTCAATAAACGTGGCACTTTTGCGTGCCAGCATATGGTCTACTTCCAAATAGCTGTCGCCCGTCTTGCTGTCTACTTTAATAACAAAGCCTTCACCGAGAGCACCGGAAGAAAAGTTCATGGACTGGATGTAGTCTGAAAATAATCCGCCTAAGAACTTTATTAAAAATCCAGCTTCGTCCGGTCTGTCTTTTCTTATAAAGAACTTGGATAAAGCCTCTATATCAAGAGCCTTAAAGTAGACAATTCGGTCGGCGGAAGTCCTGATGAACAGTGCTGGGTCGGCATCTGCGACGCATATATATATTTCCCCGAGATTCAGACCTTGTAAATGCTCTTCATCACTCGGAGATAAAGCAGGGGGAGCTGCCTGATTGTTTTCATTAAGAGCATCACCAAACCATAATATTTTACTAAGCCTTTTTTTCATACCTCAACCTTATCAACATTAGTAAATGCAGCTTTTTCTGCGCTGAATTGCAACATCTCTCCATCTTTGGCATGGTCTATCAGGAATGCGGGGAAAGAGGCGGAAGAACCAGCTTCAGGAGAGCCGCCAATACCTGCAATATCGTTATTCTGTAATTCAAGAGCCATATTTATATGGAACAACTGGCTATCTTCAATAACTTGCGTCATTTCCGGAACAGAACTTTCCGAACGGACATATCTTGTCCCGTCAATTTCCACCATAGAAAGGCATAAAATACGGTTTATGTGTTTTGCAAACCAATAAGGGACACCGTTTGAATTTCCTATTGTAAGATTATATACATCATAAGGTACTGCGTATAATTCTTCTATCTCTTGCATTTGGTTGCGATATTGCTCATTATCTATTCGAGGGGAATATCCTCCAGGTTTAAATCCTGCTTCCACACGAAAATTAAATACTTGCTGAATATCATCTACCCAAAATATGTTATCAAAAGCGGAGTTATTGCTTTTATGGGAATAACGGATAAGTACAGTTTCCTCTAACAAGTCGTCAGAGGAGCATACAATAAAAGGTTCTGATGTATATTCGTTGATTGTAACCGTATATACGGCATCCTCCAAGTCTCGAAGAATGGCGTAATACATCACTACATTGTCATTATGATTATATGTGGAAAGTGATATTGGTGTAGAATTTCCTGCGGCAAGATTGTTCAGGCTCGCTGAAACTTCCTCAGAAGCATTAGTGAATACCTGTATATGGATTTTATCAGAAGCGTGGAACTTCTGAATATAGTCCATATCAAGCCCAAACTTATCTTTTACAGGTGAGAAAAAAAGAGGGCAAACATCACCAACTTTTACCATGTCCTTTCGTCCTTTTATAGTGACGTGCAACTTCACACATCATGCGCAAATATACATACTATTTAGACCAATTCCAAATAATACCTTATAAAATAACGAGTGCCTGATAGACTTATATGGAATCTCCTCATCTATTAATCCACACTCTTGACTATCAAATAATATTTTACCGCTTCCGGTCGTCCATAATTATAGCTTGCACTTTTTACGTAGCCTTTATAAATATGTCCGTTCTTTTCCACCCGAATGTAACCCGTCAAGTCTGACGGTATTTCCAAATCTCTGGTCTTGACGGAAAGTTCTCCTACTGTGAACAGTTTGTTTCCCAATACAATGCTCGACCTTTCGCTAACTCCATTGATTGTCACATCACTGTTACCGTCAGATGATGTAAACTCCAACGCGTTGGCAAAAGCACCTATATACCTTGCGTTTGCTTCAATCATAAACCTTTGGGAATACATGGCATTGAACATAGTAGAAGGAGATATGACACCGGATATTGTATATCCATCCCTTACAAGCTTGTATTTTTCTCCGTCAAGTGATGCTCCAACAAAGAATATATCATTATCACTGTCGCTGTCAGTCGTATCTTCACCTCTTTTTTCCGCAAGAAATTCCATACCATAAGCATCGGCTCTATATGGGCTAACTAATTCCAATACGTTATCTGTCAATGTAATGCCGGTGGTGTATTCATTGGTAAAGCGGAATTCATCGCGACCATTTACACTGTCGTAATCCTGTTTGTCATACCCGACTTTTACCCCCGAATAAACCAGTCCGGCATTCACATTGTATTCCAAATCGGAAGTGCTGTCCTGCAAGTCCTTTATTTCTGTATCTTGGAATAAAGTATCACGATGAACAAATGTCACCTTCTCGTCACCGATTACAGGGACAAACCCGAATTCCGCGCTCATCCAATTGGCGAATTTGATATAAGATGTATATATTTTGGCATTGGGAAGTCCTCGTATGCTTTCTGCCGGAACTATCATCGCCATGTCTAAACGCTCATCTACTCCGGTGGCGATTTCACCCGTTACATTGTTCTTATCAGTTATAGACCTCAGTAAACGGTTAAGCAATACTTTAGGACTGATACAATCTATTTTTACAGATTTTCCACGCTCGGAAAAACTTATATTTAACGGTGTGTCAAGACTGTTGAATTTAAAATTAACGGGAAAATTTTGATATATAGGGTCAGATTTTGCAAGTGCTATATTGAAATTAATCATCTCACCTGGAGATATTGTCAAATTCTCATCAATATCGACAGTGTATGTATTAAATGTTTGAATTGTAGCGGATTGATAATATATTTTAAGCTCTTTACTATTTTCATTATAAGAGGAAAGCCGTATATATATCGGGAAGGATACGCCTGGTCTCTGATACGTAATGAATACACTGAATTTTACTTTTATCCGTATGGTCAAATCCCTGTCAGATATATTTTTGAACAGATATTCTCCGAATAGACTTTCCGTACTTTCAAATCGGTTTTCAGCCGTATCAAAAACCTCTACAATGTCCTTTGTTGCAATTTCCGGTTGTCCTAACATATAAAAAGGAATAGTATAATAAGCATTAGGATAAGCAGTCATTACATGGGAAACATTAGGCTCCTCTGCGTCACTTGGTATAGACCATTTTATATCACTGTTCATTAACAATCTGTCATAATCCAAAGGTTGGGACTCCTTTATTTCTTTTACCGGGTATTCATACTGCGTGCCTTTCTTTGCCTTAATCAAGCTTGCGAGACTGTTGTCGACGGCATTTATTTCGCACGTCGTATCATTGTAGGAAAATGTGGAGTAGTCCAAAGCACATCTGAACTTTTCATTTAACAGCCATGAGTTATTCCGGGTATAAAACACGAGTGTTGCAGATGAGTTCAGGTAATTCGACAAATATTCTTTCAGCAATAGCGAATAAGCGCCGTTGGTAAACTCAAATTTTGTGGAAAAACTACGAACAACTCCGTCATAATCCCCTCTCTTGAAAGACATCTCTACATCGTCCCAATTAACAAGCTCATTTGTGGCGTCATATGTCATTCCGCCTATCAACAGTTCACATCTGTAATACATATCTATTTCTTTTTTGAAGTTGAACGTATCATAGCATCTATGTCATCACACATACGCCTGACCATATAGGCATATTCTTTGGCGGAGAACGTGTTTTCATCAATGTGCATTTTTACATGGGACATTAAAGAAACGCGTTCTTTGGTAAAATATTCCCTATCCATTTTTATTTTCCCTATATCCGGAGATGTTTCCTGCAATTTTGCAAGGCGGTAATTGTCAGAAGCGGAAACGCTGCTTATCCGGTTCTTTATCTTATCATGTTCGTCCTCTCTGAATTTATAACCCAAAGCAGACATGACTTCTACAGCATCACTCCAGTTTCCGGAAGAAATGAGTTCCTGACATATGGCAAGACAATTTAATCGGATTTGAATTTTCAGCACTTCATTTTTCCGGTTTATTTGAGCGGAAACAGACTTTCCCCCTATTATTGATAAGTATTCATTGCATAGCTTCTCGGCCGCCAAAGCCTTTTCCCTGATACTATATCTTCCGCCTTGAACAACCTTATCAATATCCCCCAGGAATATGTCTATAAAGCGGGAAAGGCATATTTTGTTTAAGTCATTATATATCATATCTTATACTCTGCTTGAAATCCAATTATAATCCGCGATATGGTTGGCTTTCTTCATAATCCGACCAATGTTCTGCAATTGTTTGGTATTACTTTCCATCTTTCTTTCAAGTCGGCTGTAATCGTTGTTTACATTAACAACAATCCCCTCTTCTCTCATATTCTTTAGCTTTTGTTCCAATAAACCATAATCAGAAGTAAGCCCGCTACGGTCATAGATATATGATAAATCAGGGATTACCTGCGCATGCGCCGGAAGGTCTACCAATGTCGGCTTATCAGGAGTGATAAAAAGCCCGTTATTAGTTACGATACCCTCTTTCTTGCCGCCATCACCTACTATTGCCAAACCGCCGGGATGGTCTTTTGTTCCTTTGGCATATTTGGGAATGGGTTGGGCTGCTATTAGGGCTACTTGGGCGGCTCCCATAGCACCGACTAATGCAGCAAGAACTAAATTTGGAAGTGCTTTTGTCACAGCTAAAGCGGTTGCTATTCCTGCCTGAACAATAGAATTTGCTTTATCCCATTTGGCTTGCTTCTCTTGTAATGCAGCTTTTTTCTTTTCCAGCTCTGCATTTTTGGCGGCTGTCTTATCTTCGGCTGCACGTTTGCGAGCTTCTGCCTCTTCGGTGGAAATTGCACCATTTTCTTCAAGGGCTTCTATACGTTCTATTTCTTTATCGTATGCTTCATCGTTGGCTTCTTGTTCTTTTTCAACGTTTTCTATCCGGGCATCATATATATCGGTCATTAACGAAGTGATACCAAATACGATTTTTTCTACGCTTTTTAAGAGGTATCCAAAACTTTTTATCACATCTTCTGCCGTTCCTTTAAAAGTCAATTTTCCTTTCTCTGCTACCCCTACCATTATATCAGATAATCCCTCAAATATTCCTGCCGTTTCACCAAGAGTATCTCTTGCCGCATCATTCATTTCTGATAGACCACTCTTAAATTTGT